CAGAAGTAAGTTCGTGATTGGTTTCTTTTTTCATTTTTATCTCTTATATTTAAAACAAAGATACAAAAATGATTATTGTTGGCAATATAATTACAAAAGAAAGTATAACAGGAATACCTAATAATTTCGATATTCACGAAACCATACCAACAACTGACACACCCAATTTAATCATTGGTTGGGAACTAACAAAAACTTTATGTCCTGAAGCTTCTATTTTAAGAAAAAAAATTAAAGACAATCTTTATTGGACATTTTCACCAACAGAAAAAAGAAGTGTATTTGAAAATGATTTAAAAAAATATATAGATAAATCTTATAAAGATTATATTAAAAATATAAAATTTTACAATATAGACCCGATAATTTATAAAATAAATACTATTGATGAATTATTGGGTAAATTAAGTATCGTTGCAGGCGGCTTTACATATTTATATGTAAATAAAATTGTGTATGTATATCACAATTTTATTATTTATTCTATCGACCTTGAATTATTAAATTTCATTGGTTTTGATAGAAAAATAATTTTAAGTTCATTAAAAGAAACAACTAACTTTTCTGATTGTGATTGGGAGTTAAAAAACTTTAAGAATGAACTTAAATATTTAGATATAAAATATTTGCCATACTTAATAAATAAAGATGCAACAAAAAATATTACTTCTAGCTTCGTTCCTTAAGGCTGAAAATCTGGACCCTTTCTTAGATAAAATCAAAAAAAAATTTGGAGTTAAAAAAGAAAATGTTTTTTTCTTTAAAACAGAAGAAGATTATCTTTTAACTTATAAAATAAATATAGATGTTGAACATAAAATCAATATTAAAAAGGAACTACCCAAAACAATCCAAGTCCATAAAAAAGGTGATACTATTTTTACAATTAATGCTTTAAACAAACTTATTGAACAAGAAAGTGGTTTGGGTGGTAACGTTAATTATAAAGAGTATAAAATAGATTGGGAAAAGTTTAAAAACAAAATTATTTTGTTAAAAGGTGACAATCTTGAGATAAACACAATTGAAAGGATATTTTTATCTGAATCTTGATATTTATAATAAAAAAGAAGTTATGATTACAGATAGAAATAAACAAAAATCTGAAAAAGAAATTAAGTCAAAACTTGATTCTTTTTTATCAAACAACAAACAAGGGTGTCAAGATGAGGAATGTTTAATGAACAACCCTGAAGAAATTGTTAAAAGAGAAAATAAGAAAATCATCACAAACGATGGTCGTCAATTATTAAGTGAATATACACAAAGATAGTGGATAGAAAAACTTATATAAAAGAATGGAAAAAAAATAATCCAGAAAGATAAAATAAACACATATGAATAAATTAAGCGAAGATTTAAAAAGACATAGAGAACTTCTTGGTTACGATCCAACTAAAGGTACAACTACCTTAACTGAAGTGAGAAGACATACCTATACCATGGATGAGGAAAACACTGATTATGCTGACGAAGAAGAAACCGAAACAGAAGAAACCGAAACAGAAGAAACCGAAACAGAAGAAACTGAAACTGAAGAAGGTGAAGACAATCCAGATTTTGATTTTGGTGGTGAAGAGGGAACTGAAGAAGAAGGTGGGGAAGAAGAAACAGATGATGAGTTTGGAACCGCTGATGAATTCAGTGCGGTTGATGATATTGAATCTGAAGAAGATTCTGATACAGAAGAAATTGATGTTACTGATATTGTAAAAAGAGCTGACGATGCTAAAGGTTACGCTGAAAAGGCTGTAACAGCTGCTGAAGAAGGTAAAAACATGATTCAAGATTTAATGACTAAATTTGAGGCATTACAAACATCTCTTTCCAAAATAGATACGGTATCCAATGAAATCCAATCAATGAAAAAAGATATCCAATCTCAAAGGCCAAAAGAAAAATTAGAATTACGTTCTTTAGACTCATATCCTTTTAATGTAAAACTTACTGATTATTGGAATGATGAGAAAATAAAAGCTAATTACGAGATTAATGGCGGAACACCTGATGCTGAAAGTCCAGATGGTGAAGTTAAGGTTTGGAAATTAGACCCAAATGAAGCTAAAGATTTTAGTACTGTTGATATTAAAAAATCTTTTGTTCCTGAGTCAAAATCTAAAAAAAAGGTTTTAACTGAGAATTTAATTCTAAATAGTAGACAACAAACACAGTTTATTGATTTATTAAAAAATGAATTACCACATGAGTATAGAATAATGGTTGGTGGAATGACTGAAAGTGGTATAGATTTTTATGATATAGAAAAGGATGGTGGTAAACATGTTTCACTAACCTTAAACGATGTCAACAGTCCAGAACAATACATAACTCTATTTAGAATGGATGAATGGGATGAAGATTTTTTAGGTGATTACGAAAAGATTGGATCTTCAGTAGAAGAAATCTTTTACAACGTTAAAGATAATTTGATTAGAGATATTAAAAAATCTTTTGTTCCTTAATCAAAAATTTAATAATAAAAGTAAAAAAATAAAGAGGGGGTTTATCCCCCTTTTTTGTTTACTAACACCTAACTTTTTATTATACTTGAATTAAGTATTTTAAGTTAAACAATTTAAACAAAAACAAAATGAGTAATGTATTAGATGCGATTATGTCGCAGTATGAAAAAAACAAAAACTCTGGTGGAGGAAAATCTTTCGAAGAGAAAGACTTCTCAAAGTACTTTAACACAAGATTAGAAGATGGAGAAAAGAATGGTGAAGTAACCATTCGTTTAATGCCGACCAAAGAAGGTGCATCACCTTTTGAAGAAGGATATTTCCACGTAATGCAGGTTAATGGACAATGGAGAAAACTTTATTGCAGAGAACACAATGATGGTGAAACCTGTCCGATTTGTGAAGTAGAAAAAGCTTTAAAAGCTACAGGTAGTGAAGAAGATAAAAAAATTGCTAAAACCTACAAGGCTAGTAAATTTTATTTAACTCGTGTGATTGACCGTTCAAAAGAAGATGACGGGGTTAAAATCTGGCGTTTTAAACACAACTACAAAGGTGAAGGTGAATTAGATAAAATGATTCCACTTTTTACTAAAAAAGGAAATCTTGCTGATGGTAGAGAAGGTCGTGACCTTACACTTATGTTAGGTCGTGGTGATAAGAACAACACCAAGATTACTTCTATTATGGCAGAAGACCCTTCAATGTTAACAGAAAACAAAGAAAAGGCTAAAGCTTGGGTGAAAGACACAATGTCTTGGAAAGAAATTTACAAAGCATCTCCTGTTGAGTATCTTGAGATTATCGCTAACGGTGAAAATCCTGTTTGGGATAAGAAATTAGAAAAGTTTGTTGCTAAAGGTGAAGAAACTGTTAAGAAAGATACACCTACAACAAGTGCTAAGTATAAAGCCCCAGTCGTTGAAGATGAGGCTGATGACGATGACGATCAGATGCCTTTCTAAAATGGTAAATATTTTTTAACTTTTTAAACTTTTTAGATATTTATTTAAAAATATTATGGAAGATAAAAAAGAAAAAACGTGTTTTAAATGTGAAAGAGTACTACCAATTTCTAACTTTTATATTCACAAACAAATGAAAGATGGTCATTTAAATAAATGTATAGAGTGTACAAAAAAAGATTGTAATTTAAGAGAAAAAACTTTAAGAAAAGACCCAAATTGGGTTTTAGAAGAAAGGGCTAGAGCTAGAGCAAAATACTATAGAACTGAAGTAAAAATGTATGAAAAAGTTTCAAAAGACAAAAAAAGAGAATATATTAATTCATACAGAAAAAAATATCCAGAGAAATATTTGGCTCAAAAATATACAGAAATTTATCTTACAAAAGTAGACGGTAGAAATTTACATCATTGGTCTTATAACCAAGAAGATTGGTTAGATATCATAGATTTATGTACTAAAGACCATCATTTTTTACACAGATACGTTATATACGACCAAGAAAGAATGATGTATAGAACAATAGAAGGGATACTTTTAGATACAAAAGAAAAACACATGGAATATTTTGAATTATGTAAAACAAAATACCCATTTTAAAAAATTAAAATTAAAAAACTATGTCTACAGTAAAGAAATCAATAGGTAAAAAAGAGTTCTCACTAGATTCTCTAAAAGATAAATTTAGTACAAAAACCAAATACAAGGCTGATAGATTTATCGACTTGGGTTCGGCTTTTCAAAAGGCAACTGGTGTACCAGGACCTGCTCTTGGACATTTAAACGTTTTCTTAGGGCATTCTGACACAGGTAAAACAACAGCTTTATTAAAGTCAGCTATTTGGTGTCAACAAAACGGTATATTACCAATTTTTATTATTACAGAAAAGAAATGGAGTTTCAGTCACGCCCAATTAATGGGTTTAGAAGTTACCGAATCAAACGGTAATTGGGACGGATTTTTTCTTTTCCGTGATGACTTTGATTATATAGAACAAATAACTGACTATATGAATGAAGTTTTAGAATCACAATCAAAAGGTGAAATTCCTTATGATATTTGTTTTTTTTGGGACTCTGTTGGTTCTATACCTTGTAAAATGACTTATGATGGTAAAGGTGGTAAAATGCATAACGCATCAGTATTATCTGACAAAATCGGAATGGGTTTAAATGGTAGAATTACCTCATCAAGAAAAGAAACAACCGCAGACGGTAAACCAAACAAGTATACAAATACTATTGTTTTCGTTAACCAACCTTGGGTGGAACTACCAGATTCACCTATGGGACAACCAAAAATTAAAATGAAAGGTGGTGAGGCTATATACCTTAACAGTACTTTAATTTTCTTATTTGGTAATCAAAAGGGAGCCGGTACTAATAAAATTATGGCAACTAAAAACGGTAGAAAAATTAAATTTGCTACTCGCACCAAAATTTCTATACTTAAAAACCACGTAAATGGTATTGGTTATGAAGATGGTAAAGTTATTGTAACACCACATAGTTTTATTGACGATACAAAAGAAGCTGAAGAACAATATAAAAAAGAATATTCTGATTTTTGGTCTGAAATGTTTATTAAAAACGGATTGGATATAAAAGAAGGAGAAGATTTTGAATTAGAAGGTTCATCAACAGACGTAGATTTAGACGGTTTAGAATAATATGAAAGTAAATTACGAAAGGTTAGTAGAATTAAATAAAGAGGCTCTAACCACTGATAGCGGGCAAATGAGTTGTTTTTACCTCATACAGCAAGGTCTTGAAAGATACTTAGGTGGTGAAACCATAGCTAATGAGTATATTAATTTTTTAACCCAAGTAGGTGTACTAGAACCTGAAAATCAAGAAGAAAAAAAGATTGTTAAACCCTTTAATTTTATGGGTAATGACGGGCCTGAAGGTAACTAGAAAAAAAGAAAAAACAAAAACACTTCTTATTGATGGAAACGTTCTTATGAAACGCTCTTACAACGGAGCTAAGAACGTTTTCTACAAAGAAGTTCATATCGGAGGAATCTTCCAATTTTACACTACATTAAGAAAACTTATCGTTGAATTATCAGTTGATAAAGTTATTATTATGTGGGATGGTGAAAGAGGTGGTTATTTAAGACTTGATTATTATCCTGACTATAAAGGCAATAGACCAAAGTTCTTCGATCAAAACTACGAAATTCAAAAATTAAAAGTTAAAGCTTACGCTGAAGACTTATTCCTAAGACAATACGAACACCCTGATTGTGAATCGGATGATTTACTTTCATTCTATGCTTTAAATAAAAAGAAGAGTGAAGAAGTTATTATATACACTAACGATAGGGATTTATGCCAACTTATTTCTGAAGATGTTACTTTATACCTAGCTGATAAAAAAGTTTTAGTTGGTATTGGTAACTATTCATGGTACTTCCAACATTACTATGAAAATGCTGGTTTAGTTAAGATTATTGAAGGTTGTTCCACAGATAATATAAAAGGTATTGATGGTGTAACTGAAAACACTCTTATCACACATTTTCCTGAAATAAAAGAAAGAAAAATTTCTTTGGAAGAGATTATTGAAAAATCTAAAGTTTTAAAAGAGGAAAGACAATTAAAAGTATTCGATTCCATAATCGAAGGAAAAACCAAAGGGACTCATAAAGGTAATGTTTATGAGATAAATAAAATTATAATCGATTTACATCAACCACTTCTAACCGATGAGGCTAGAGAAGAAGTTTTAAATCTTATAAATTTACCTTTAAACCCTGAAGGACGTGATTATAAAAACGTTTTAAAAATGATGTTTGATGATGGGATTATGTATGCAATCCCTGGGGGTGAAAATGGTTATGTAAGTTTTTTAGACCCATTTATCAAATTATCAAAAAAAGAAAAAAATAATTTTAAACAATTAACTAAATAATAAAATATGAAAAAATTTGAGTTTATACTACGAATCAACGGTAATATCATTTGTCAAAGATATTTTGCTGTTAAAAACTTTAATACAAAATCTGTTAATTCTTTAGACCTTATTTATTGTGTCAACGATTGTGTTGAAATGATTCAAGGTCAGTTAAAGAAAAAATCTTTGGAACATTTATGGAGCCAATACAACGCGTATGAAAAACAAACTGAAGAACAAATCAACAGAACTCCAATTTATGACAAAGAAGATATCTTTGATTTTGAAATTAGAATTGATGAAAGAGTTATAGGAACTAGAAGATTTACTGGAAATGTTTATCCACAAAGAGTTCGTTATACTGTTGATATTCGTGAATTAATACCTAGAATTATCTCCCAAATTCAAGATACTTTGGGTCAAGAAAAAATACATGTGGAATATTAAACAACAAAATTGTAACAGCTATTTATGAATATACAAAGTAAAAAAATGGGTAAAAATGTTACATTAGGTTATTTAGGTTATAAATTTCAATCAGAGCTAATAAACCAAATCTTACACCCAGCTAATAAAAAATTCTCAGACAGAATAATAGACATAGTACACGCAAAGTACTTTGACAACGAATATTTTCGTCTTATAGTAGCTCAAATTAAAGACTACTATGAAAAGTATGAAAAAATTCCTGCAATGGATACTTTAGAGACCATACTAAAAATGGAAATCAAAGATAAAGTAACACAGGATTATGTTTTTGAAATGTTAAAAGAAATCCGTGACTTGGCTGTTGAAGACTGGGAGTTTGTTCAAAGTAAGGCATTAAATTTTTGTAGACAACAAGAACTTAAAAAAGCCAATGAAAAAATCAACAAAATTGTTGATAATGGTGAGTTCGACAATTATGAAACTTGTGCTGAAATTTTGAGAGAAGCCCTATCTGTTGGAGCTGAAAAAGACGATGGTACTTCCATTACAGAAAACATTGAAGCTGTTTTAGAGAAAAACTTTAGACACCCAATTCCTACGGGAATAAATGGTATAGACAATTTAACCGATGGGGGTTTATCAAGAGGTGAACTTGGTGTAATATTAGCACCTTATGGTGTTGGTAAAACAACTATTTTAACCAAAATCGCTAATTCAGCCTACAATCAAGGATACAATGTTTTACAAATTGTTTTCGAGGACATGCCTGATGTGATTAAAAGAAAACACTTAGCATGTTGGTCGGGCATTGATTTAAATGATTTAGCAGAAAGAAAAGAAGACGTTTTGTCAAAACACAAAGAAGTAACTTCAAACAGAACAAATGATTTAAGAATCAGAAAGTTTTCTTCAGAGGGTGTAACTATGCAAACAATTAAATCTTTCGTTAGACATGAAATTTCTACAGGTTTTAAACCCGACATGATTGTTTTAGATTATATTGATTGTGTTGAATCCACAAAACAATATAGTGATGAATGGTCTGGTGAAGGTAATGTAATGAGAGGATTCGAATCAATGTTAAGTGAATTTAGTTTGGTTGGATGGACAGCCGTTCAAGGTAATAGAAGTTCAATTAGTGCTGATGTTGTAACAGGAGACCAAATGGGAGGTTCCATTAAGAAAGCTCAAATAGGACATTTTATTATGTCAATAGCGAGAACCTTACCACAAAAAGAATCAGGAAGAGCTACAATAGCTGTTTTAAAATCACGTTTTGGACGTGACGGGGTTGTATTCGAAGATTGTACTTTCGATAACGGAAAAGTTCATATAGACACAGAAACGTCTCAAACCTTTTTAGGATATGAAAAAAACCAAGAAGTTAAGAAAGAATCTCACACCCGAGAAAGAATACAAAGAGCAAAAGAGTTACAAAAACAAAATAATAATTAATAAAAATTTTAAACATGGAATTGTCAAGTAAATTACTTTCGGACATTACTGTCTATATGAAGTACGCAAAATATATCCCCGAGTTAAATCGTAGGGAAACATGGGAAGAATTGGTGACTAGAAACAAA